TTGCGGCCCTTGTTGCATGGGGGTGCAGGTCTTGGCATGTGATCCTCAGAATTTGATATTGAAGCCGATATAGTTTGGTGCAACGACGAGGCTAGATCCGCATCCAGCCGCAGCAGTCACGGCGAAGTCTTTGAACGATGGCGTGTGTCGATCCCGATGCTTGCGGTCGTAAATCTCCTTTGCCAAACCTACAGCGGCAGCGGCGGCGCACCCATAGCGCCAGTCGTCAGTTGCCTTAGCGAACACTGCGCCAGTCCCAGCGCCCACGATGGCATGTTGCCATTTGTCTCGGCCTCCCAAGGATTCGGCCTGGGCTTGAGTGGCAAACAGCAGTACAAATGCAATCATTGTTCTCATTTATCCGGCTCCTTGTCGTTCAAAACCTGCTGATAATTCATGCCTGCATCAAAGCCCTCTAAGAAGGCCCTGGCCTTGATCAGACGGGAAAACTTTCTAAGCTTCTCAAAGTCCTCATCCAAGAAGCCGCATTCCCAGGCAAGTTGGTCTATTGAGTCTTCTTTCATTTCTCACCTCTTAGTTTGTTTGCTCGCTCGATGGTGCAGGCTGTAAATCCATGTACCCAACCTGAAGCCGATTCCAAGCCCAAAAAAAACCCCGCTCAAGAAATCAAGTAAGTTCATTCCTCACCCCCGATGCCGTGTGCTCGCTCAATGGCTCGGGCAAATTCGTTCAATTTACTGATGCTGAACCCATCAAAATAAAGGTCTAGTATTTCATCATCAGTCAGCGGCTTGCGTTCTGCTTTCAAAACAAGATCGACGAAGAGATCAAGCTCCAGCTGAGTGATCGTCCAAAAACCGTTATGCCACGCGGGTTTCTTGTCGGGGTCGCAGGCTTGCTGCATTAGATTGATGATGTCGTCTCGTTTCATTCCATCTCCTTTACAGCTTGCTCGATAGCTTCAAGCGTGGAAGCCGCGATTACTTTGTAGTTACTTGAGTTATCTGGATACCAGCCCAAAACCCAAACACTGTTTTCGTCAATCGCCTTAATGTATTCCTCTGGGGATACAAAGTCCTTGCAGTCGTAGCATTCTTGAATAGTCTCCCCTTTTAGTTCGTGATGATTGTTTGAAAGATATAGTCCGCACTTGTGTTGGGGTAGCCAGTTCATTCCTCACCCCCTATGCCGTGTGCCTTTTCAATTGCTCGGGCGAATAGCAAATCGCAATCATCATTTACCTTGATGTAAACACCCGCAGACTGCGACAGCATAATAATTTCCTCATCCGTCAGCGGCTTGCGCTGGGGTGGCTGCGTGTAGAGCGGCAGTGCTCGATGGTCTTGCGTAAAGTCTGCTGGGTTGTCAGTGACAAACGCGGATTTGCCGTCTAGTGTGTAGACCATCCACGCTATAGGCGCTGTTGTCGCAGTCATTCCTTCTCTCCTATCCCGTGTGCTCGCTCAATTGCTCGGGCGAATAGCAGATCACCGCCATTCAACTTCAAGTCAACTCCAGCAGGCTACGAGAAGCAGTAGCGCGGCAATATCCGCATCCGTCAGCGGCTCCGGTTCAGGCTCCGCTAGTGCTTCTCTCAAAATCTGCACAGCATTCATCCACGCATCACCAGTTTCCCAGCTCATATTTGCTGGATGAATTTTTGTAAGCGCATCTAGTGCCTGCGCAACTGCTCCTCTTAGTGTTGTCATATCGCTCCCTTTACTAGTCGCTCACTGCTCGTCACCCCAGGCCCAGGTTCACCATTCACCACCTCGCGCCCGTCCACTATATAAACCGCTCTCCACCCGTTTTCGTCGCTGCCCTTCATCTTCCACGGCACCAGATCCGGGTGCAGTACATGAGAGGAGCAGCCTTTGTGCTGGAAGTCCAGCGGTATATCGTTTCCCCACTTCGCACACTCCCAATTTCCTGCTGCCGTTGCCGTTGAATGCGCACAAGTGCGACAGTTCACTTCCCTAGTCTTCTTGGTTTTGTGGCAAAACTCATGCGCTGCACAAAACTTACATTCGTACCAAGTGGGGTCACTGCTCAACGGCTCTGGCATCCTGTCTGCTTGCGCAATTCGTCTGCCTCTGTCAACCAGCTTTTCGGCCGCGTTGTTATCGTAGTGTAGCCGCTCTGTGTATAGCCTGTCATCATCTTTACAAACCGCGACATAAAGCGCCCGATGTATCCCCAGGCCATGCATGTAAACCTGCATCTGCGCCTCGTGCACCGGCTTAGACTGCTGCACACCTTTTGCCACCAGATCATTGAAGCTTTTGAGTGAATGCGTTTTAAACTCGGCTACATGCCTAGCCTTTGGAGCATCAGGGACACCGGATTCAATAATCCCGTCTACTGATCCAGACACATGAGAGCCAAACTCCACCCTGGCTTGCCCGTCTGTCTTTTTGAATACGATCCCGATAGCCTCTAGGTCGCTGATGATTGTGGCTTCTTCCATCTGGCCACGGCGGAACAGGCGCAGAATTCGACCCTCAAACTTCTCAATCACCGCCCACCTGAACGACAGCCAAAGCCACCGATCACACGGATGACCCAGCATTGATGCCCCCATATGCGGCCTGGGGCGTTCTTGCGCAGCCTCGTGCGCAGCGTCTATTGTCTCAACGATTTTGTCTTTGACTATAATCTGGGCCATAATTAACCGTCTCCTCTCCTTTTGAGTTGCTAAGCCCCCCTTGCAGGGGGCTTTTTTTTGCTTACTTCTTAGCCCACGGGGGAGCGGCCTTTGCTGCTGGCGCCTCGGGTGCTGCGGTAGGCATAGAGGGAATTGAGCCTCCTTGAACGGCTTTGAAGCCTTTCACTTCGTTGCGTTCACCGTAACGCTCGTCGTCCTTGACAGTCAGCTTGATGACCAGATCTTTGCCAATCAACTGATCAGTGTCGGACAGATGCACGACCCCGGTTGCACGAATGAGTTCTCCCAGTTGCTGCATTCCGATTTTTTCGGTTTCCGGGTTCGCATTCTTGATGTTGATCATCCCCCAGACTGCTCGGCCTTGGTGGGTCGGGCCTGTCACCGTATACATGATGTTGATGTATTCGCCAGTGCCTGACTTTGTTGGCTTGACCTCGGCGCGGCTGATCGTTGCCGAGTACCAGCCGGCGGGAAGAACACCGTAGTTGTTTGTAGGTTGTGGAAGTGATTCAGCGGAAAAAGATTGTGATAAGCGAGCCATGGTTCAGTCCTTTCGAGTTATGGCATATGACGGCCTTCCGGCCGTTGTGGTGATGGCATCCAGAAGGGGAGCAGTGATCGACTCATGAGCGGCCTTCCAGGCTGTCATGTTGATCTCTGGCTTCCATCTGAACAGACTGCTCAGGTGTTCGGTTAGACCGGATTCCTGCGCGAGTTCTTGCAGTTTATCAGCATTGACCTTTCGATCAAGGCGACCAACTATCTTTATTTTGTATTGTCCTGCATCCTCATTTTTGGTCCCTTCAAGATCCTTCGGGATCGCAAGCGCCTTGGTGAGTTGATCCTCAATCTCTCGGCGTCTTGCTATTGCCTGGGCCTCGAAAGCTTTCGCCTCCTCCCAGTCATGCGCCAGTTTTTCTAAGTCGTTCATAGATACCTTCCAATTGTTGCGGCCGCATTGACAATCGCGGTTCGAGTTGCTGTGTACGGATCTTGGCCGCTCTGTGGCCCGTAAAACTCCGCCATCCTTTCGTCGCGATCGGGCTGGTGATAGACATTCCCGGAAACATCTACAGCGTTCAGATTCCAGTTGTGTCGAACACTGAATTTCAGTGCGACCATGAGCCTAAATGCATCTCTGTCGTCACGTAGCGGATCCCACGCCGTGAACGATGTCGGGGCCCCATAACCATACGACCCCACCTCACGGTTGAACCAGACATCCAGATTGACGGCACGCCCGGCCAGTTTTATCGTTTCTTCAGTCATTGCAATCCCCAAGGTCTTCCCTGGCACGTATCCTCTCCGCAAGATCCTGAGCAGCAAACGCTTTTCCGCCCGTAAAGTTGTCCCGAGGAAACTCCGTTGGGTCTTCTTGCATGGCGTAGTCGTCGCACATTCGAGCTATCTGCTCTCGCTCAATGCGGGCTATTGCCTGAGCGAATTTAATAGCGACCAGACCCCAGTCTTTGTCTTGATTTTGGAGCTGGGTGTACTGCCAGATTTCGAATATATCGTGCCGATTCATGATTGTTTAAGTCTCAATTTTTTTGATGATCGCCCCCAAGTCAGGGCCTTCCCACATCTCTAACTTTCCGCTGCGGTCCTTGGCCAGCCAAAGCCCGTCGGAATCGCACATCAGCGCCCGCTGTGTGTTGCCCTCGGCGTCGCGTTCCACCCGCAAAGCAAGCACCTCGTCAAAAAAGTAGGGCAGTTGTTGGCCAGTTTTGTTGCCGGGCATGCTGGGCGAATAGAGAACCCGACCCATTTCGTCCTGGGTCTTCTCAAGCTTCGCACTCATGTAAACGTGACGGCCTGGCAGATCTCTGAAGGCCCGAATGATGTCGGCCATCTGTTCCTGCATTGCGCCATAGGCTTGGCGGGGATCTTTGGTCGCTTTCTTCTCTGCGTTCAGTACGACCTCTGCGATCTCCGATATGCTGTCTAGTGCCACGGATTGAAATTCCTTAGCCTCTGCCGATTCTGTTATCCATTGCCATGCCTCCCGCAGGCTGGCCATGTCGCTTATCTCTATGTAGGGCACATTGGCCCCGGATATAGAAAGCAGCCCGCCTTCGGCGCTGAGCACTATGGGGGCGGGAAGGGTCGGTATCAGGCTGGTCTTACCGGCGCCGGCTTGTCCGTAGACAAGTAGTTTGACCCCAGCGGCGGCCAGTTGGCCAGTGGATTTAAGTTTGATAGCCATGTTTTTTCCTTTAGAAAGGCGCCGGTGGCGCTGGTGGTAGGGGTTCCTGGCGGAACGGGGTAGCGGGGGGCCTTGGAAGGGCCACCCCCTTGTAGGTGGGGAATGGCCAGTTCTTCATTTGGAGGTGGTCTTGACCGAGTAAACCGCGGTCACTTTGGTGTGTGCGGCCACCACATCGGACCCGATGCCCTGGGAGGCGCATAGGGCCTTCCAGTCCGTTACGGACCGGTTTGACTCAACAACCGTGGAGCGGAACAACACACCCTCATGGACCCCGCCAGCTTCGCGCATGGCGGCCTTGATGGTTTCGGCCTTCTTTGTCAGAACATCAATCTCTGCCAACAGAGCACCCAATTGGTCAGCTTGGGTAAGCATCAGGTCGTTGTTCTTCATGGTGTTTCCTTTCGTTTGTCGAGCCTTCAGAATCTGTTCGCTCGATGTGTGTATTGTGGGGCGTGACTGTGAGCCTGTCAACACCCCGTTGTAATTAAAATGATACATCCTCAATTTTGCATTGCACCCAATCTCGGGCCCACTCTAAAGCGTCCGCCATGCTGTCGCAGGTGCCGATCAGGGTAGAGCGAGTCGGATAGTCGCTGGACCAGATGAGCACGTAATCGCCCACCTCGCACGCCCACACTTTGTAAAAGTCTTGGTTGTAGATCATTTCCATTTCGTTCTCCTCGTTGCCGCGCTGTCAGACTGTCTGTTCGCTGCGGTATTGACAATGTAAACGATTAAACGTCACAATGTCAACACCCAAACAAAGAGGAGTGAGAAAAATGTTGTTGAGCCTAGACCAGATCAAAGCGGCCCTTGCTGATCGGCGTATCAGTGCCGTAGCCGCAGCCACCGGCCTGCACGCCAACACGCTGCATCAGATCAAAAAGGGTCGGCAGACTAACCCCTCATTGCGCACGCTCACGATTCTGAGCGATTATCTGATCCGTCAAACACAACCAATCCTCTGACCAAATGGCTGATCTAACGCACATTCTTGGAGGCCCTTGGTCTCCCCCCCAGGAAGTTGCCCCGCTCCCAATTGAAGTGCAGTTTAGTAGAGCTATTGAAGATGCGGGTCTTGATGCCCCCGAGGAATTTATCCTCGACGGTCGCATCCACCGATTCCGCTCCGGCAGCAGCCGCAAGACCCTAGACCGCTCGGGATGGTATGTCGGTCACCTTGACGGCATCCCATGCCTGACGTTCGGATGCTGGAGAGCGAATCTCACTCAGACGATCAAAGCTGACATCGGGAAAAAGAGATGGACCCCCGCGGAGGAAATGGCCCACATCGCTCGGATCAACGCTGCCAAGCGCCTCCGGGACGAGGAAATAGAGCGGGATCGTTCTGTTGCGGCGTCTACAGTAGAAACAATCTGGCGAGACGGAGCCCAGGCCAGCCCCGATCATCCGTATCTAAAACGGAAGGGTGTCCAACCCCATGGCGCCCGAGTGACCGGGGACGGTCGTCTGATGGTTCCCTTGTTCTCAGAAGATGGCGAGCTATCCAGCCTGCAATACATCAGCGAAGATGGCGGGAAGCTTTATCACACAGGTGGCCAAACTGGCGGCCGCTTCTGGATCATCGGCACCCTCGATCATCCCGGAGTGCTGTACATCGCCGAAGGCTTTGCCACAGCAGCCACGATCCACGAAGTCACCGGCCGCCCCTGTGTCGTTGCGTACAGTGCCAGCAATTTGATTCCGGTCACGGGCAGCTTGGTAGAGATGCACCCAGGTCAGAAGATCGTCATAGTCGCCGATCACGATAAGAGCGGGGTAGGCCAAAGGCACGCGGAGCAGGCTTGCGCTAAGTTTGGCGTGACCTACATCATGCCCCCCATAGAGGGAGACGCGAACGATTACGCCAAGGCTGGACACAATTTGTCCTTGCTTCTGAACCCGCCACAAGAGTCTTGGCTCATTCCTGCGGACGACTATTGCCAGAAGCCTGCGCCGATCAAATGGTTAATCAAAGGGTGGCTGCAATCCGACGCTCTTATCATGATCCACGGTCCCTCTGGTGGCGGTAAGACGTTCGTGGTCTTGGATTGGTGCCTACGTCTAGCCAGCGGAATGCAAGAGTGGGCAGGCCACCGAGTCAAGCCAGCCAAAATAGTCTATTTGGCAGGCGAAGGCCATCACGGTCTAAGGGCGCGGATAGCAGCCTGGAAGCAGCATCACTCCGCCGGAAGCCTCAGCATGTGGCTCAGCCGCTCCGGGTGCGACCTGAACACCCCAGAAGGCTATCTGTCCACCTCCACCCACCTCAAGCAGCTCCCCGATCCTCCCGATCTCATCGTCATTGACACCCTGCACCGTTTTCTATCCGGCGACGAGAACAGCGCCCAGGACGCCAAAACAATGCTCGATGCCTGCGCCCAGCTCATGCAGGAATTCAACTGCTCAGTCCTGCTCGTACATCACACCGGGGTCAGCGAAGAAGCCCAACACCGAGCCAGAGGGTCATCAGCATGGAGAGGAGCCCTCGACATCGAGGTCAGCATCATTCCCGCAAAAGACGAAGCTCCGATGCAGATCGTTCAGCGCAAAGCTAAGGACTCAGAAATAGCGCCAGACATATACGCCCAGCTTCGCACCGTGGAGATCAACGGATGGATCGACGAGGACGACGAACAGGTCACCAGTGCCATTATTGAAATAGTCAATAAACCAATATCTGATAAAAGGGATAATAAGTTAACTAAACATATAAAGTTATTTCAGAATGCTTGGGAATCAGCAGGGAAAGAGACCCGAGCAGGGCAGCCGTACTTGAGCAGGGCAGGGTTTATCCAATACCTTATTGATACCCTTGAATTAACCGAAGCATCGGCGTCGATCTACGTTCGACCATCGTCAAAAGGGAAGCCAATCGGGGAGCTTTTGATCGCCCAGGTCATCGACTCTTACGAACACGGGTGGATCGTTTTGGACACAGTTCAAGCTTCTGCCATGCTTTTGAGGGCATAAAAATGG